CCGGAGGAAAAACCTCCGTTATTGGCTAAAGGAGCTGATTTACAATGGCCGAGACTATCTCTAAGGTTGTCTATGGCAGCAAGGTTCTCATTGACCTTACTTCCGATACCGTTACCGCTGACAAACTTCTCGAGGGTATTACCGCTCACGACAAGTCTGGTGCGACGATTACCGGTTCATGCACGTTCGATGCCGATACCGGGGATGCTACTGCGACTGTTGCCGAGATCCTTTCCGGTAAGACCGCGTACGTCAACGGTTCTAAGCTCACTGGTACCATGACGAACAACGGCGGTGTTACTGGAGAGATTACCGATGTCGATACTCCGTATAGCATTCCTTCTGGTTATCACGACGGTTCTGGTACTGTTAATATTGCGGCTACCGAGAAGGCCAAGCTGACTCCTCAGAACATTCGCCAGGGAATTACCATCCTTGGTGTTGAGGGTACGATGTCTTCTACCGAGGGCCTTAAGCCTCAGCAGAAGACGGTTACCCCTACTACTAAGCAGCAGACGGTTGTTCCTGATGAGGGCTTCAACGCTCTGTCTCAGGTTACGGTCAACGCCATTCCTTACGAGGAGACCGCGAACAGCGCTGGTGGCATGACCGCCACGATCGCTGGGCAGGCGGCGTAATAGAGTATGGCTGTCAGCAAGGTAATATACGGTAGCCGAACTCTAATTGATCTTACGGCAGACACCGTGACCGCTGACAGTCTATCTAAAGGAATTACCGCTCACGACAAGTCGGGAAGATTGATAACCGGTACAGCGCCCTCCTACGATATGGTAGGAGATGACTTGTACGAGTATTATTCTTTAGAAGATTCTGATGGCGGTCCCATTCAAGATTCATACGGCCGAGCGATTCAAGGCCAGAAAGTTTGGAAGCTTGCTTAGGAATCGAGGTGATATTTTTGTGGGAGCATAACAATGTGAATCCCGATATTTTAATGCATTATGGCATTAAAGGTATGAAGTGGGGTATTAGAAGAACCGAGGCCCAACTGCAAAGAGCTCGAGGAAAGCTCGAATCCGATGCAAATAGGTCTGAAGTTAAAAGGCGTAAGGCTACGTATAAGAATAGAAGAACTATCTCCGATGATGATCTTCGTAAGGAAGTTTCTAGACTTGAACTTGAGAAGAAATACAAGAATCTTGTCGATGAAGATGTTCGCCCTGGTCGTACTGCGGTTCAAAAGTTCTTGAAGTCTACCGGAGGAAGAGTTCTTACGTCTGCGGCAATAGGAACGATGGCTTACGCAGGATATTTGGCTCTTGGCGGCAGCGATCCCGACGGTACAAAAATGGCAAACTACCTCTTCCCGAATCCGAACAGGAAGAAGTAATCATGTTATCAAATACCGCTACGCCGAAATACTATGGCGAATTCCGTGATAAAGTTCTAGCCGGAGAGATCCCAATCAATCGCGAGATCTCTCAAGAGATGAACCGAATTGACGATTTGATCGCCAATCCTGGAGTTTATTACGACGATAAGAAAGTCGAAGGTTGGATAGCCTTTTGTGAAAACGAAATGTGCCTTACTGATGGATCGGACCTTCATCTTCTTGATTCTTTTAAACTTTGGGGCGAACAGGTGTTCGGTTGGTGGTATTATGTCGATAGGCATATTTGGGAGCCATACGGAAATGGTAGAAAAGGTGGAGAATTTGTAAAGAGAAGGACTCTGAAACGACTTATTAATAAGCAGTATCTTATAGTCGGTCGAGGTGCAGCAAAGTCTCTTTACGATACATGTATTCATGCATACTACGAAAACGTAGATACGTCTACCACGCACCAAATTACAACTGCTCCCACCATGAGACAAGCCGAAGAGGTTATGTCTGCATACCGAACCGCCGTAACCCGAGCACGCGGTCCCCTATTTCAATTCTTGACCGAGGGTTCTCTTCAGAACACAACGGGATCGAAAGCGAATCGGGTTAAGTTAGCTTCAACGAAGAAAGGCGTAGAGAACTTTCTTACCAATTCTCTGCTTGAAGTTCGTCCTATGACTATCGACAAGCTACAAGGCCTTAGATGCAAGGTTGCATCAGTCGATGAGTGGCTTTCCGGTGACGTTCGAGAAGATGTAATCGGAGCAATTGAGCAAGGTGCTTCAAAGAATGACGATTGGCTTATCATTGCCACAAGTTCAGAAGGAACAGTTCGAAATGGAAGTGGCGATACCGTCAAAATGGAGTTGGCCGACATTCTCAAAGGCGAATACATCAACCCTCATGTGTCTATCTGGTGGTATAAACTCGACGATGTTAAAGAAGTTTCTAGACCCGATCTATGGCTCAAGGCCAATCCCAATCTGGGAAGAACGGTGAAATACGAAACGTATCAACTCGATGTTGAAAGAGCTGAGAAAGTTCCAGCTGCTCGGAACGATATTTTGGCGAAGCGTTTTGGCATACCCATGGAGGGTTTCACCTACTTCTTTACATACGAGGAAACCAAAGTTCATCCCCGAAGGGAATTCTGGCAAATGGAATGCGCTCTCGGTGCCGACCTTTCTCAAGGCGACGACTTCTGCGCATTTACTTTCCTATTTCCTCTTTCTGACGGATCGTTCGGCGTGAAGACAAGAAACTATATTTCCGAGCTTACAATGAACCAGCTTCCTCGAGCTATGCGGGAAAAGTATGAAACGTTTATGGTAGAGGGAACGCTTTCTGTTATGTCCGGAACTGTTCTCAACATGATGGATGTATATGACGATCTCGATACGTTTATTATGGATCATGAGTACGATGTAAGGTCATTCGGATACGATCCATATAACGCAAAAGAATTTGTCAACCGTTGGGAAACGGAAAACGGCCCCATGGGTATCGAGAAAGTTATTCAGGGTTCTAAAACCGAATCTGTTCCTCTTGGAGAACTTAAAAAGCTAGCTCAAGAACGGGCGCTTATCTTCGACGAGCAACTTATGGAATTTGCCATGGGAAATTGTATCGTTCTTGAAGACACGAATGGCAATAGAAAACTTTCCAAGAAGCGTTACGATGCAAAGATTGATGCATTCGCCGCTTTAATGGATGCTTTTGTTTCGTATAAGATAAACATAGAAATGTTTGATTAAGAGAGAGGGGGTTTATGGTGTGGACATATAATTATTCGTATTCCGACGTTCTCGTACACCACGGCATTAAGGGTCAAAAGTGGGGAGTTCGTCGTTATCAGAACGAGAATGGTTCCCTCACCAATGCTGGAAAAAAGAGATATAGCAGTTTTGCTACTACAAGGTATGCCCGAAAGGCGAAAAAATACGAGGATAAAGCAGACAAAGCTTTAAGCGAGCATAAGTCAAATTCGATTGATCGATCCATGAAATACAAATGGAAAGCAAAAGAATATTCTCAGAGGGCAAAGCGTTCCCAAGAATTTGATGACAATTATGCGAATGAACTTGCTAAGAGAGGACCGGTAAGAAACGCAGTAAATTCCGCATTAATCGGTCCCTTTGCATATAGTGCTTACATTCAACAGAGAGCTGCCGGAATAAAAAAGGGTAGGGCTATCGTTAATACGTTGCTTGCCGGGTCTCTTGCTTCAGCCAAGGTCAGAAGCGACTATATTAATCAGGATGTTAAGAAAGATCGTGAAGATTCAAAAGCTATAAGACGTGCAGGTGATAAATTTAACGCAGCTGCGAACGAGTATCGAAATGCTCGTCAGTCTCGTTCTAAGAAAGACATTGCACGTTATGAAAAGGCGGCTAATAGATTACGAGATCAGGGTCTGTCCGAGCTTTCGAAGAGAGGCCTCGGATATAACGACATAAGAGGTAAAGACGCTAACAGCGCTATGGCGAAGAAGGATTTTGATTATAAGAAGGATGAAACTTATCATTTTAGAACATTTTGGTAAGTGATCCTTATGTGGTCATATAATTATACGGATCCTGATATTTTGGAGCATTACGGAATTCTCGGTATGAAATGGGGAGTTCGTAGATTTCAGGATAAGAAGGGTCGCCTTACATCGGCAGGAAAGAAACGCTACGATTCCGACTCTTCTAACGGAAAGCCCGGCACATCAGATGACGGAGAAAAAATAGGATGGTTTGAAAGAAAGACCGGCATCCACTTGAGCGATAGGCAAAAAACAGCGATTAAAGCTGGCGCGATACTCGCTGGAACAGCATTAGCTATTTATGGTGGATATCGTCTATACAATAGTGATGTCGGTAAACCGGCAAGAGATTTCGTTGAGAATCTCTTAGATGATTTTACCGAAGGCAGAGCGAAGCTTAGAAATACTGGTGAACTTTCGAATCGACAAAAGAAAGACCTAGCCACAAGAGATGTCGATAGCAAATTAGGATTGCTGAAAAAGAAGGATCTCGGATCTGTTGACGACGATCTCAAAGCAATTAATGACGGTCTATTTGCCAATCCTTTAGGAAAGGACCCACTGGGATCTTCTAACAACTGCACATACTGCACAACAGCATACGAGCTTCGCCGTCGCGGGTACGATGTAAAAGCAAATTACGTTCGACAAGGCAGGTCGGTTAAATCCGCAAGCGAGTTCTTTAAAAACGCCAAAGTTGAGAACGATATTATGGAAGCGTTTGATAAAAGCGGATATCGTTACGTGAATAAGTCGGAGTATATACAAAAGATATCCGATAAATTAGCTAAATATGGGAACGGTGCTCGAGGAAACTTTTGCGGCCAATATCCTCTCAGTTTAGGCGGAGGAGGTCATTCCATTATTTGGGAAGTGGTTGATGGAAAAACCATTTTTAGAGATGGCCAAAGCGGAAGGACATATGCTTCTGCTCAGGAAGCGCTGCGATATTTCCAACCCGGATCTTCTAAATTCTGGAGAACCGACAATCTTGAAATTAACACCGACACCATAAAGCAGGCGGTTTCTAATTTCGGTCTTCCCCGAGCTCCTACGAGAATAATGGAAACCGATACGGAACTTGCAAAGCAAATTCGCAGGCAGATTCTCTCGACCAGACGCTCATACGGAGTCGATTTGAAAACCGCTCAGGATATTGTATATAAAGCATACAATATAAAAATTTAGGACGTGATGGATATGCTAACAATGAATGAAGCCAAGCGTGTTATCCTTAAAGAATTTAACGATATGGAAATTAAGTCATCGTTTGACTATAAGGATCGTTATATTTTTGTTTTAATTCCTAAGAATTACGACGAAAAGAAAGATCTTGGTTTTGTGGATAACTATCACGCCGTCTATAAAGATACCGGCGAAGTTTCCGGTTTTGCTCCATGGAATGAAACAGACTTTTTTGACATGCTTCTAGAACAAGGAGGTGATTAAGTGGCAAATTCTGTGATAGATAGAATAAAAAGCGCGTGGAATGCATTTCGAACCATCAGCACATATTCTTATGAAGATGAACCGGTTCCGTATGGATCGGTTATTTCGTATGGCGATCGTCCTGACAGACAACGATTTACTCGTGGTAACGAGAGATCTATTGTGACATCTATTTATAATAGAATTGCTATGGATGTCGCCTCGATAACGATAAATCATGTTCGACTTGATGAAAACGGTCGATTCACATCGATAATAGATTCTGGTCTTAATCGGTGTTTGAACCTTAGTGCAAATATTGATCAAACAGGTCGAGCGATGAAGCAGGATTTAGTTTCTTCTCTTTTGGACGAAGGTGTTATCGCATTGGTTCCTACCGATACCACTGAAAATCCTAAGAAGACTGACTCGTATGATATTCTTGAGATGAGAGTTGGTAGAATTACTGCGTGGATGCCTGATAGAGTTCGAGTCGATCTTTATAATGAACAGACAGGAACCCATCAGGAGATAATTCTGCTCAAGAAGCAAGTGGCGATTATCGAGAATCCGATGTATTCGGTTATGAACGATACTAACTCCACTCTAAGAAGACTTATACGTAAGCTTAATACTCTTGATTATATCGATAAGCAGATAACTTCTGGTAAGTTCAACATGATCGTACAACTTCCTTACATGGTTCGAACCGAGAAAAAGGAAGAAGAGGCGGCTAAGAGAATCAACAGACTCTCGAATCAGCTCGACGGGAACAAGTATGGCGTTGCCTATATAGATTCTGCCGAGAAGGTAATTCAACTTAATCGTCCTCTTGATAACAACATCATGTCTCAGGTGGAGTATCTTACGAATGAGCTTTATGGCCAATTGGGCCTTTCGCAAGAAGTTATGAACGGAAAGGCTAACGAGGAGCAGCAGCTTTCTTATGAAAGCCATACTGTCGAACCGATTCTTTCTGCTATAGTTGATGAGCTAAAGCGAAAGTTTCTGACCAAGACAGCACTTTCTCAAGGTCAATCGATCATGTATTTTAAGGATCCGTTTAAGCTTGTTCCCGTTTCTACGTTTGCAGAGATAGCGGATAAGCTAAATCGTAACGAGATCATGTCTTCAAACGAACTTCGCCATATTATTGGCCTTAAGCCTTCTGATAATCCTAAGGCTGACGAACTTGTTAATAGTAACATTAGCGAGTCCAATCAGCAGATTCAGGAACGCCAAGAGAAGAATCCGAATCAAGAAATGGAACCAAACGAAACAAATCGGTCAAACGATGTCGATAGTATTGTAAAGGAGGTTTTAGGTCAAAATGGATAAAGTTGATGGTTATGATTTTGCCGGATACGTGACAAAGAATGACGTTCGTTGTTCAGACGGAGCAATCATTCGTCATAACGCATTCAAGGATCAGGACGGAGAACGAGTTCCGCTTGTCTGGATGCACCAGCATAACGATATTGGGAATGTTCTTGGCAACGTTCTTCTTCAGAATCGTCCAGATGGTGTTTATGGTTACGGTTCTCTTAACGAGACAGAGGGCGCAGATATTGCTCGAGCAATTCTCAAGCATGATGATGTTGCATCGATGTCCATATGGGCCAATAAGCTTACTAGAAGCGGCTCGGATGTTATTCACGGAACCATTCGAGAGGTTAGCCTTGTTCTTGCAGGCGCAAATCCTGAGGCACGAATCGAAGAGGTTCTTTCCCATAGCGATGACCCGAACGATGTTGTATATTATTACGGTGATGAAGACAATAAGCTAATTCACTCTGATAATTCAGACATCGCTTTCGAGCCTGTAATTTCCGATGTTGTTGAGCATGCGGATAAGAAAGAGGAGGATGACGTGCCTAAGGATACTTCGAATTCTTCTAACGCTACTGATAAGTCGAGCGGTTCCGATGAGCGTACGCTTAAGGAGATTTTCGACGGCATGAGCGAGGAAGAGAAGACTGTTGTTTATGCTATTGTTGGACAGCTTAGTGGCGAGTCCGACGACGATTCCGATGAGGAGGATGCTGACGTGAAGCACAATGTTTTCGACAACGATGGTTACGATCGTAACGATGATGTTCTCGTCCACGACGCTATGAGCGAGATCATCGCTGGCGCTAAGGATGGTTATTCTATGCGCCGAGTTTTTAATGATTACGTTTCTGAGCACCAGGACGATGGCGCTGGCGACGCTATCGCGCACGCTGCTACTTATGGCGTCGAGCCGGTTGATTACCTCTTCCCCGATGCGAAGACGATCAACACGACTCCTGAGTTCATTCAGCGCGATACCGGTTGGGTGGCCCGTCTCATGAATGCGGTTCATCACACCCCCTTCGCTCGTGTTAAGTCTATCTTTGCTGACATTACTGCTGATGAGGCTCGTGCTCGTGGCTACATGAAGGGTAAGCTTAAGAAGGAGGAGGTGTTCACTCTTCTGAAGCGTACCACCACGGCTACGACTGTTTATAAGAAGCAGAAGATGGATCGTGATGATATCGTCGACATCACCGATTTCGATGTCATTGCGTGGCTCAAGGGCGAGATGCGCATGATGCTCGATGAGGAGATTGCTCGTGCGATCCTCATTGGCGACGGTCGTCTTACTTCTGATGATGATCACATTCCCGAGGATCACATTCGTCCTATCTGGAAGGATGCGGAGCTCTATACGATCAACCCCGTGATCCAGCTTGAGGGCACCGAGACCGAGGACGACATTGCTCGTTCGTTCATCCGTACGGCGATCAAGGCCCGTAAGGATTATAAGGGTTCGGGCAACCCGATCCTCTTTACCACCGAGGATTTCCTCACCGATATGCTCCTTCTTGAGGACAAGATCGGTCACCCGCTCTATGATTCCGTCGAGAAGCTCGCTACCAAGCTTCGTGTTAGCTCGATTGTGACCGTTGAGGTTATGGAGGGTCAGACTCGTGAGGTTGAGGGCAAGACTCGTACCCTTATGGGCATCATCGTTAACCCTCGCGACTACAATGTTGGTGCGGATCGTGGCGGTGCTGTCAACATGTTTGATGACTTCGACATCGATTACAACCAGCAGAAGTACCTCATCGAGACGCGTTGCTCTGGCGCTCTGATCAAGCCTTACTCCGCTATCGCGATTGAGTCGGCCCCAAAAGCGTAGTCCCGTCCGTAGAGGTTGAAGTAAGTCCCTATTCTGGGACCGCGTATGGGAAGAATGCTACTGAGCTTCAGACCGGCGTAGTCGTCGGCGAGAATGATATTTCGGGTACTCTTCACTACGTGACGGGTTATACCGGTTTCAACTCGGCCGAGATTGGTGAGCAGAGTGGCAACTATCTTGCCCTGAAGTTTACTCCGACGGATTGGGATGGACTTCTCACCGTGGAGCTTGTCGGTGGATCCAAGGGTCCTGTGACGCTTGCTTCTAACGACGACTTCTGTGTGTTTAAGATTGCCAATAAGTCTCAGTCGATTAAGGTTGAGTATACCGATGGCGATGACGAGTACACTAAGACGTACTCTCTGACGAATCTTATTCTTGAGGAGGAGTAAATGAATCCCGAGTATATTTATGCGGATGCCGAGGAGAAGTATGTTCTCGGCGTTGTTCTTTATGGTAATGCTACTAAGCTGTATCTTGATGCGAAGCATAAGAATGAGGTTGCGCATGACTTCGCTCTTAATGCCTGTATGAAGGGCATCGTTCGCGTCTTTGTTACGGATACTTACTACGGTGTTTCTTCGTTTAAGGATTCGGACGGTACTCTTACGGTTACTACGACTGCTGCGTCCGATAACTCCTTTACGGTTGCTTCCGCTTAGTTAGGAAAACACCATGGCTAGGTGGTATGGAGAGATAGGATTTGGAGTAACTACCGAAACGGCTCCGAGCGTGTTCTCGGAAAAGATAGTTCCTCGCAAGTATTATGGTGAGATCATCAGAAATAATCGGAAACTTCAAACTTCCGATAAGGTAAACGACGATATTGCCATAACGAATAAGATTAGCATACTTTGCGACCCTTATGCCATGGAGAATTTTCATGCGATGCGTTATGCAACTTTCATGAATTCAAAATGGAAAATTACCGATGTCGAAGTTGAGTATCCTAGACTCACGTTGAGTTTAGGAGGCGTGTATAATGCGCACTAGACTTGACTTGGATAATACCCTTAGGGAAATTATTGGTAACGGTAATGTTTATTTCCAACCGCCTGAGAATTTAAAGATGAATTATCCGTGTATACGGTATTCTCTTTACGATATTCAGGCATTACATGGGGATAATCTTCCATATATTAAGAGTCCGGAGTATCAGCTAATTCTAATAGATCCGAATCCGGATAACGAGTTTGTCGGAAAGCTTGCTGAACTGCCTTCGTGCAGCCTGGATCGAGTTTATGTCGCCGACAATCTCAACCATTACGTTTTTACCGTTTTTATTTAGGGAGGTCCCTATGGCTACTCTTACGTGGGATCAGACCGGTGAGCGTTTATACGAGACTGGTGTTGATCACGGCGTTCTTTACGTTTACGATACCGACCAGAATAAGTATGGCGACGGTGTTGCGTGGAACGGTCTTACTGCCGTTACCGAGTCTCCTTCTGGCGCGGAGTCCAACCCTCAGTATGCCGATAACATCAAGTACCTTGATCTTATCTCTACTGAGGAGTTTGGCGCCACCATCGAGGCATTTATGTACCCCGATGAGTTTATGGAGTGCGATGGTTCGGCTGAGCTCGCTACTGGCGCTGTTATTGGTCAGCAGGCTCGTAAGATGTTCGGCTTCTCGTATCGTACGATTCTTGGCAACGATGTTGAGAACAACGATCATGGTTATAAGCTTCACATCGTCTATGGCTGCCGTGCGGCTCCTTCTGAGAAGGGTTATACCACGGTGTCTGATTCTCCCGAGGCCATTACGTTCTCGTGGGAGATCACCACGACTCCGGTTAACGTGACCGGTTTTAAGCCGACTGCGTGCATCACCATCGATTCGACCAAGGCTACGCCTACGGGTCTTGCCGCTCTCGAGAAAGCTCTTTACGGTGCCGAGGAAGCGGAGGCTCGTCTTCCTCTTCCTGATGAGGTTAAGACGCTTCTTGCTACTGGTGCCTAATCTTTAACTAAGAAGAGGGGTATTCAGTTCGGCTGGCCCCTCAAAAATTCAAAATGGACTAGAAGGGAGTACATTATGCTTAAGCAGGATATCACTTATACCAATTTTGACGGCGTTGAGGTTACCGAGCCGTTTTATTTCAATATTTCCAGGTCTGAGCTTGTTCAGATGGAGATCCATACTCCCGGTGGTTACGTTAATTTCCTTCAGCGTCTGATCGATGCGAAGGATTCCGCCGCTCTTATGGACGCATTCCTCGACCTGGTTAAGAAGGCGTACGGTGTCAAGTCCGATGATGGAAAGCGTTTTGTCAAGAGCGCCGAGGCTGTCGACGATTTTGTCAATTCCGCTGCCTACGACGAGCTTTTCGTTAAGTTCATGACCGACACCGATTTTGCCTCTAAGTTTGCTCTGGGCGTGCTTCCCAAGGATGTCGATAAGCTGGCCGAGAATATTCGAAAGGCTAATGACGCGGCTGCTAGTCGTCTGAGCATTGTTTCTGACGATAAGTAGCTTTTATGCTATACGTGACTGTTCCAGAGACGGAGCTTTATGACGAAGTGAATGAAGAGTTTATCACTTTGAAACCCGTAATCTTGAAGATGGAGCATTCACTTTTGTCAATTTCGAAATGGGAAGCTCTGCACCACAAAGCATTTTTAACAGGAAAGAAGCACACCGAAGAAGAAACAATCGACTACATCAAATGTATGACTATAGGAGATGTTGACGATTCGGTGTATGATAGATTAACCACTGAGAATTTGCGAGACATTCTCGATTACGTTGATTCTTCTAAAACCGCCACATATGTACCGCGAGATCGTATCGAAGGTAAAACCGCAGAGACGACTACGTCCGAAGTTCTTTATTACGACATGTTTACTTGCGGAATACCAATCGAATGCGAGAAATGGCATTTGAGTAAATTGCTTGCCCTTATACACGTTTTCAGTGTTAAGAACAAGCCGGCTGGAAAGAGGACGATGAGTAATCGAGAGCTTGCGAGAAGAAATTCCGCTCTCAATGCTGCTCGTCGTAAGAAATACAATTCTAAGGGATAGAAAGGAGGAGAGATGCTGAAACTTACATCTAAAGGAGACTTTTCGAAAGCTACTAATTACTTTAAAAAACTGCAAAGAGCGTCAAAGGTGGAAATAGCCGAAAAGTACGGAAACGCTGGAGTTGCAGCTCTCTCTTCCGCCACTCCGGTCGAAAGTGGACGAACGGCTTCTTCGTGGTATTTTACTGTTGACAATCAAAATGGAAACATTAAGATTAATTTCTGTAACTCAAATGTTAATAACGGAGTTAACATTGCTATAATTCTCCAATACGGACATGGTACCGGGACAGGTGGTTGGGTTGAGGGAAGAGATTATATAAATCCAGCCATCCAACCGATATTCGACAAACTTGCTGACGCCGCTTGGAGGGAGGTAACTCGGTTATGAGCAAAGAAGTCGATGAACGAATAGTTTCTATGGAGTTTGACAATAAAAATTTTGAGAACAACGTCAAAACCTCCATGTCTACACTCGATAAACTCAAGCAAGCTCTTCGGTTTAAGAATGCTGATTCTGGATTTAAGAGTATCGACAGCGCAGCCAAAAAGGTTAGTTTCAACCCGATGGCAAGCGCGATAGATACAATCGGTGTTAAATTTAGCGGTCTTCAAGTTATGGCTACTACGGCTTTGGCCAATATTACCAATTCGGTTGTCAATGCCGGTAGAAACATGGTCAATCAATTCGCCATACAGCCAATAACGAGTGGTTTTCAAGAGTATGAAACTCAGATGCGTTCTATTCAAACGATTCTTTCAAATACCCGTTGGGAAGGAACGAATCTAGAGCAAGTAAACGGCGCTCTTGATGAGCTTAACGATTATGCTGATAAAACAATTTATAACTTTACCGAGATGACCCGAAACATCGGTACGTTTACTGCCGCTGGTGTTGGTCTGGAACAATCCACTGCTGCTATTAAGGGTATTGCAAACCTTGCAGCTGTTTCTGGTTCTTCTTCTCAGCAAGCATCTACCGCGATGTATCAGTTGTCGCAGGCGTTGGCGGCCGGTAAAGTTTCCCTTATGGACTGGAACTCGGTTGTTAATGCTGGTATGGGCGGTAAGGTGTTCCAAGACGCTCTTATTCGAACTTCCGAATTATTGGGAACTGGCGCGAATCAGGCTATCGAAACATACGGAACGTTCAGAGAGTCCCTTACACAAGGTCAATGGCTTACAACTGAGGTTCTTACCGAGACATTAAAGCAGATTTCCGGTGCATATTCTCGAGAAGAGCTCCTGGCCCAGGGCTATACAGAAGCGCAAGCTGACGAAATCATGGCGCTAGCGCAAGATGCTGAGGAAGCGGCAACAAAGGTTAGAACCTTTACCCAGCTTATTGATACTACGATGGAGGCAATAGGCTCGGGCTGGACGAATACTTGGGAAATCTTATTTGGTGACTTTAACGAAGCAACGGAGCTATTTACCAACATAAACAACGTAATCGGAGCCGCCGTACAGCAATCCGCGGATGCTCGAAATAGTCTCTTGCAAGGATGGAAAGATTCTGGCGGACGAGCTGTTCTTATTGAGGGTTTAACTAATGCTTTTAACGCTTTATTGAGTGTTATAACTCCGATCAAGGAGGCTTTTAGCGAGATATTTCCTCCAGTAACTGTTGAAACCTTGGTCAAACTCACAAATCAGTTTAAAGAATTTACCGCTGGTCTTATATTAGATGAAACCGCAGCTGCTCAATTAAAAGAAACATTTAAGGGCGTATTTTCGATAATAAAAACCGCCGGAGGAATCATCGGAGATGTTGCTGGCGGGATATTTTCATTCTTGAGGGGTGCTTCCGGCGGTGTTGATAATTTACTTAAGTTTAGTTCTTCAATAGGAAGCTTCCTCACAAATATTTCCAATGCGATTTCTCAAACCGATGTTTTTGGAAGCGTTTTAAGCGTTGTTGGAGAAGCTCTTGGCAAAGCTTTTAGTGCAATAACGGAATTTTCTTCTGCTGGACTTACTAAATTTACGAGTATGTTTAGCGGAGTTATAAGCTTCTTAAGTAGTCTTGGAAACGCAATCGTTGGCGCTTTGAGTAATATTACGTCTGGAATTGGTGACGTTCTTGGAACTGCTGACTTCGGATCGATTGTTGACGTATTTAACTCTACAATGCTTTCCGGTTTGATCGTTTCAGCCAAAAACTGGTTTGATCATTTAACTGGAACTGTGGAGGATTCTTCCTCTGGTCTTTTAGATATGATCAAAGATACGTTCGGCAACATCAGCGAGAATGTCACTGGAACATTGGACGCTGTCAGAGGATCGCTCGAGACATGGCAAACCAATATTAAAACCGACATTCTTCTTAAGATTGCTGCTGCCGTAGCAATTCTTGTTGCATCAATTACTGTACTTGCTTCTATCGATCCTGAAAGACTTACTGATGCTCTTGGTGCGATCACTGTTCTGTTCGGCGAGCTTATCGGTTCCATGACTCTGTTTACCAAACTCAACACAAACATGGAACAGCTTACCGGCATCGGTACCATGATCGCGATGGCTGCTGCTATCTCGATTCTTGCTGGGGCGGTTAAGAAACTTGCCGATCTTAATCCTGAACAAATTCAAAATGGAGTTTTGGCAATTGCCGGATTAGCCACAGTGATGACGGTTGTTTCAAAAGCGCTTAGCACCGGTGGAGATATCGCAAAGGGCGCTATCCAACTTGTTCTCATGGCTGCTGCTATTAGATTGATAGCAACTGCTGTTGACGATCTTGGATATTTGAGCACGGATGTTCTTATCAAGGGCATTTCGGCAATCGGAGCTCTCATGCTTGAGATGGCTGGATTCTCAAGGCTTGTAAAGTCTTCCGGAATGATTTCTGCTGCCATTTCAATCACCGTGATGTCTGGCGCGTTGGTTATTCTCGAGGGAACAGTTGAGAAGTTCGGAACGATGCCGTTGACCACGATTGGGCAAGGTCTTCTCTCCGTTGGTGCAGCCATGGCCGAGCTTGCTATATTTACTCGTCTCTTGCCCAAGGCTAATACGATGCTTTCAGCTTCGATCGGAATTCTTGCTATTTCTGCGGCTATGAATGCGCTTGTTCCGGTTATTGAGAGACTTTCTGCCATTAGTCTAGAAGGAATGGTCTCGGCTGTTATGGGTTTGGCTGGATCTCTTGGGTCCTTAACCATATTTCTTAAGCCGCTCCTTGGAATTGATATCGGAAAACTCGGAACCCTAGCTTGGGCGCTGCCAAGTATTGTTGGTATGCTCAACACGGTTGCTGATGCAATGACAAAGCTTGGAAACATGGGGGCAGTTAACGTTGCTGGAGCTTTAGCTTCTATGACAGTTGCGTTTGTTCTTCTTATGAAAATGACCAAGCAACTCGATAAGATGGAGATTGGCGATCTTGCGGCCGTTGCATTTGCCATGCCGTTGGTTACAGATTCTCTTAATCGAATTGCTGACGCTATCAATAAGCTTTCTGGTCTTTCTCCGGAGAATGCCGTTTCTGCGGTTGTTGCGTTTGCTGGAGCGATGGGATCGCTTGCTCTAGGTATTAAGGCTGTCGAAGGAAAAGCTACGGCTGCTGTTACACTTACGCTTCTTTCTGCGGCGCTAGTCGTTCTTGCGTCGGCAATTATGCTTATTTCTTCGGCTGGAGTCGTCGGTGTTGCGATAAGCCTGGTTGCTTTAGCCGGAACATTGACCATCGTTGGTGTTGCAACTAAGATTCTCAAGCCGCTTATTCCTTCAATATTTAAGTTTGCTGGATCTCTTGTCGCACTTGGTGGTTCTCTTGCTGTTCTTGGTGCTGGTTCGTTCGTGCTTGGCGTTGGCCTTATTTCTATGCTTACCGGTCTCGCCGGTGCACTCATGACTTTGTCGAGTCTTGATCCGGGTAAGGCTGCGACTGGCCTTGCTATTCTAGCCGGAACTTTTACGACTCTGTATGTCGCTGCAAAACTTCTTAAGCCAATGCTTCCGTCTATATTGTCGCTTTCTGCATCAATTATATCTTTGGGCCTTTCCTGCATGGCGGTTTCTCTTGGCATAACGGTTCTTATTGCGGGTCTTACTGCGTTAGGTTCGGTTGGTAAAGAGAATGCCGAAATGATGGTTGAGACTCTGAAGTCTCTTGTTATTGGCATAGCTGAAGCGATACCCGAGATAATCACAAGCCTCATGGAATCATTCAAGACGATTCTTCTTGGCGCGCTTGGAGTTCTTACTGAAATTGCACCAGAATTAGCAGATTCGTTGTTCAAAGTCCTGATGGCTACGATGGAGTCTTCCCTTGAGTATCTTCCTCAGATGGCCGATTTCTTAATTGATTTCTTGATTCAGATGCTCAATACGGTTACTTCTCGACTTGGAGAGCTTATCCCTGCGATCAGCGGACTGGTTGGCGGAATTATTACTGAGATTCAGAAGGCTCTTTCTGGGTGGACAGAATCCGGGCAAGCAATCGAGATCGGCGTTGCTGTTCTTGGTGGTTTGGCCGGTCTTATCGTCGCGTTCAACCTCATCAAGGGAATGATTCCGGGAGCCATGGCTGGAGCAGCCGGTGTAGCAGCGTTTGCTATAGAGGTTGGAGCGATTATAGCTGCGTTAGGCGCTTTACAGCAAGCCACTGGTGTATCCGAGTTTATCAACAGCGGTGGAGATCTTCTTCAGTCCTTGGGTACTGCAATTGGTCAGTTCATCGGAGGCTTTGTCGGAGGTATTCTTGAGGGTGCAACGTCTACGCTCCCACAAGTTGCGACAAGTCTCTCGCAGTTTATGATGAATCTTATGCCGTTCATTGTCGGTGCTCAAATGATCAACCCTTCAATTGTCGATAGTGTTGGATCGCTTGCTGCATGTATTCTCGCTCTTACCGGAGCGAATGTGGTGGAGGCAATTGGCTCGTTCCTTTCTGGTGGTCGCAGTATCGGAGAGTTTGCTCAGCAGCTTATTCCTTTCGGAGAAGCAGTTGTTCAATTCTCAAATGTGGTTTCTGGCATTAATACCGAAGCAGTTACGGCCGCAGCTACTGCCGGACAAGCTCTGGCTTCTCTTGCTGCTAATCTTCCCAAGGAAGGCGGCTTAGCTCAGGCGATATTTGGCGAGAGTACCGATCTCGACGAGTTTGGTGCACAGCTTGTTGCATTCGGTTTAGCGATAAAGGCGTATTCCATAGCCGTTGCCGGAATGGACACCGAGTCTGTGGTTGCATCGGCACAGGCCGGTCAAGCTCTTAGCGACTTAGCGCAAAGTCTTCCTAAGGATGGCGGACTTGCTCAGGCTATATTTGGAGAATCGACCGATTTGGATGAATTTGGAGCTCAATTAGTATCGTTCGGTCTTGGACTTAAACTATACGCAGCGATGGTTGCTGGACTTGACGTTGGCTCCATTCAGAATTCGGTTGCTGCCGGTCAGGCTCTGTCTGATCTGTCAAACAGCCTTGGCGATAAGGACAGTGTATTTGGATGGCTTGCTGGTGGAAACAAGCAGGATCTTAGCGGATTCTCCGAGCAGCTTACGACATTTGGTCAGGCTTTGATCGATTTCGGAGGCAAGATTTCTCAGGTTGATTTTGGAACCATAACCACGGCGACTAATCGAGTCAACACCATTGTTCAGCTTATGAAGAATGCTGTCGATCTCGATACGTCGGGTGTCGAAAACATTAAGAAGATGACCGATGTTGGTCAGGCTTTGAGCGACTACTATTGGAAGATTTCTTCGGTTGATCAAGGCCTCATGGCCAATTCGATAAACAATCTCAACAGTCTTAAGAATTTTATGGGCGGTCTCGTTGGATTCGATACCAGCGGAGTAACTTCATTCACTAGTGCGGTTCAGCAACTTGGTCAGATTTCTCTCGACAGTCTTGTTGCTGTGTTCCAGGAAGCCTCGCTGTCTGATGCCGGAACCAATCTTATGGGTACGCTTGCCACAGGAATTCAAAATGGACAAAGTGCGCCCAACGGCGCTCTTCAGATTATTGTTGATGGCATGAAGACGTATATTGCCCAGAAGGACATCGACTTCCAGAGCACTGGTTCGAATTCCATCACTGCTTATGCTAGTGGAATTAGTAACTCTACATCGGCAGTATCGAACGCTGTCTCTGCGGTTGTTAATGCTGCGGTAAGCGGTCTTGGAAACCACTATCAGACGTTCTATGATACTGGCGCAAATCTTGCTCGAGGTTTCGCGAATGGTATCCGAGATTCGGCATATCTTTCCCGCATCGAAGCGGCCGCGATGGCCAATGCTGCCGCGACTGCTGCTCAGCAGGCTCTTAACGAGCATTCTCCTTCTCGAGTTATGGCTCGTATTGGCGAGTTTGCTGGTATGGGCTTCGCTAATGGGTTTAAGCCCTTTGTGGAGGTTGCTGGCGGAATTGGCAACAAGATGGGTACCTCGGCAGTTGACGGTGTTCGAATGGCTGTTGCCGCGATTAATACGCTTGATGACGATTTTACCATCAAACCGAGAATCGTTCCGGTTATCGACACCAAGGCCATGAGCGATAGTGCGCGAATTCTCAATCAGGGATTCAAAACATCGTCTGCCGTTGTTGCTCAGATAGACGGTATTAACGCTCGAATTGTCGATGCACAGATGGCGAAGTATCCGCAAAGTCAAAATGGAGTGAATACTGGTGCAAACGTTACGCTCAACCAGTATAACTATTCTCCTAAGGCGCTTTCTTCGATTGACATTTATCGTCAGACACGAAACCAGCTTTCTCGACTTAAGAATGGAGGCTTGAAGTAATGATCAAATCCGTTACAATTACAAATAATCGTGGCGATTCCATGGTCATGGAACTTCGAAAGCCTACCGATACTGGTTTCGCCATTACAGAGATCGAAGGTTTGGGTCCCGTTACCGCCAATATTAACACCACTGAGATCGTTTCGTATGATGGCTCGATATTTAACTCCTCGCGAGGAACCGAGCGTAATATCGTCTTTCACTTGACGTTTTTGGGGACTGATATAGAGGAAATACGGCATAAGACGTATGAATATTTTCCTCTAAAGCAGCTTATTACCATTCGAGTAGAAACCGACCACAGGCTTTGCGAAATAAGAGGTTATGTTGAAAGCAACGAGCCTGATATTTTCGCTGACGATGGCGAGGGTTGCACCATTTCGGTAATATGCCCCGATGCTTGGTTTGACGATGTGAGCGAGGAAGGCCAGTTTGACGTTAGTTACTGGGGAATTGATCCATTATTCGAATTTCCGTTTAGCAACGAGTCGTTGAGTGAAGATCTTATTGAATTTGGTAATATTAGAAATTCTTTCGAGGAATCGTTTTATTACGAAGGCGAGGTCGATACCGGTTTCGTATTGACCATACACGCATTAGGAGATATCGGCGATATTACGATCTATAATTCGAATACGTTAGAGTCCATGACGATTGATTCTGATAAGCTTGCCGGAATAACCGGATCTTCACTAAAAGCTGGAGATGATCTGATTATTTCTACCGTAAAGGGAAGAAAATCCGCGCAACTTGTTAGAGACGCGAAATACACCAATGTTCTTAACTGTATCGGAAGAGGATCTGTTTGGTTCCAGCTTTCCCAAGGAGAGAATAAGTATGCTTATGTTCTTGAGGAGGGTTCGGCTAATATTCAATTGACTTTTGATGTTCAGAACCTCTTCCAGGGGGTGTAATAAATGGAGATTTACGTTCTCGATCGTAATTTTATGACTGTCGCCATCGTGGATACGTTCATATCTACAATTTGGACTGATCGTTTTTGGGAATGTGGGGATTTCGAGATTAAAGTTCTAGCCTCTAGAGAGAACCTTGATATTTTTCAAGAGGATTATTATCTCTGGAGGGAAGACTCAGATCACATGATGATCATAGAAGAGACCACCCTCGATTCGGATGCAGAAGCTGGCGCTCAACTTCTTATCAAAGGGCGCTCATTGGAGTCCATTCTCGATCGTCGTGTTATCTGGGGAAAGAAAACTATATCAGGAAGTCTTCAGGATTCCATCGAAACACTTTTAAACGAGAATCTTATCAATCCCTCGGATGGAAATCGTAAAATTAACGGTTTTCGATTCAAGAAGTCGACTGATTCCCGTATAACCGGTTTGACGGTTGACGCTCAGTATACTGGAGACGATTTGTATACTGTCATAAGCGATCTTTGCAAAACAGCCAATATTGGTTTTAGAGTTTTAATGCCTACCGATGGAACGTACGAATTTTCTTTGTACGCAGGGATCGATAGGAGTTACGATCAGTCAGAGAATCCATACATTATATTTTCTCCAAACTTTGAGAATCTTATGAACAGTAACTGTTATAGTTCTAAGAAAGAATATAAGACGGTGTCTCTTGTTGGAGGACCTGAAGAGACTGATCCCGACACGGATATTACGACTCAGGAGTTTGTTTCTGCTGAAATTGATTCTGGAGGAGGGTCCGGTCTCGACAGAAGGGAAATGTACACTTCGGCAAGCGACGTACGTCGAGAAGTTGACGGAGAAGAGATACCAATTAACGAGTATCGAGCTCAGCTTGTTCAGAAAGGTAAAGAGGCTCTTACCGAGCATATTATTACCAAAACCTTTGATGGAGAGGCTGAGCTTTCTCGTTCATTTACGTATGGCGTTGATTTCTATATGGGCGATATAGTTCAAAATGAGAACGAGTACGGTCAGACATTTACATCTCGAATCACCGAGTATATTTGGTCTGAAGATGAATCAGAAGTAAAACAGTATCCTACCTTTACAGTTATTGAGGAAGGAGGTAATTAATGAGTCTAACTTACGGGTTCTACAACTCTGTTAACCACGATAGGGTTTATGATGCAGTTCAAGTGTCGAGCATATTTGATGGCGTTATCGGAGATGGCGTGTATGAAACTATCGGAGACGCCTTAATGGTCAAGCCCGTTAGCGGTTTAACGGTTTCTGTTGGAACCGGGCGTGCTTGGTTTAACCACACTTGGACTCTTAATGACGCTCTTATTCCTATTACTTTGCCGAGTGGTCCCGCTTTAAATAGACGATACGATACTATTTATCTCGAAGTTAATGAAGATACTCGAATTAATACGATATCGTACGTTACTGGAACGGCTTCTGAGAATGCTCAATACCCTACATTAATCAATACCGCTACAGTTCATCAGTATCCGTTAGCTCATGTATTGAGAACTCCGGGCCAACTTGAGATAGGCGCTGCGGACATAACCAATAAAGTCGGAACATCCGACTGTCCTTTTGTTATCGGTGTTGTGAAAGTTATGGACATCGATAATTTTGTGTCTCAGTGGAGTGCTCAGTGGGATATTTTTCTCGAAGAGAAGGGTTCTCAAACCGATCAGTGGTTAGCAGAGTCTAAACTAGAGTTTGAGACATGGTTTAATAATCTTAAAGATGTTCTTGATGAGGATGTCGCGGCTAATCTCACACAGCAGATTTATGATCTAACACAATTGGTTAATTCGCTTATTTATGGTGAGCCGATTGCCCAAACTATTGACGATAGCAATGGTGATGCGGTTAAGGATTCTAGCGGTAATAATCTTAATGGTTCTATAGTTTACAAGCCAGCTTAAGGAGGTTATGAATGAAAATTACAGAGTATCCCTCACTTACCGAGCTTAAAGAGGATAATGTTTTTCTTTTTGATGGTCCCGATGGAACCAAGATCATAAAGAAGTCCGATTTTGTGTACGCAATGTTTGATTCTATTCCTTCGATGCATCGGCAGATTTATCGTGGGAAGAGCCTTGGTAATACGGTAACTTCGACCCAGAGTGATAATATTAAAAACGGCACGTTCCATGACATTTGGGTTGGAGATTATTGGGAAATTGGCGGCATGAAGTATTATGTTGCTGATTTCGATTTATATTATGGGTCGTTTAGAAACTCGTCTCTTAGCCACCACGTTGTTGTATGGCCCGGAGACAAATTCGGGACTGAGCAATTTATTACTACCGCTACTACGAACTCGACTAATGGGTATGGAGAGTCGAAAATTAGAAAGGCTCTTCATGGTTCTACAGGAAATACAGAAGCTTACACGACGATTACTAGTGCGTTTTCAAGTCATATTCTTACTTATTCCGAGTATCTGTGTCAAGGTTTAAACCCGGGAACTATTGGTGATTTGGACACCACCGGTTCGTCGAAGGAGTATACCGACTGCTCTCTGGAACTTCCCACACTTTCTATGCTTACGGGTGGCTCTGCTGTTACGCAGACAATGGTGTCTGTTTTCCCGATGGGAGGAGTTCTGGTTCGATCTCCTATGGCATTGTTCCTTCATGATCCGCTAAAGCTCAAGTGCGAGAGCAACCCTGCAACTGCGTATTGGTCTAGAGATTATGACTGGCGACTTCCTCGTCAATATAATGCATATTTTACTGGGGATAACGTTAACGGTCTCGCATCCAACTCTTTCTCGGGCGTTCGTCCATTTTTCCTCGTCGCTTAAAAGTAATTTTTTGGAAAGGAGGTGAATATATATGGGGTATTTACTGTTTAATGATGGTAGTAAGCTTGATGACACCTCTTTTGATGGGTACAATTTTATAATTAATTCTGATGTAGATGTTTCTTATTTTACAAAAGATCGTTTGGAGAAGATTTCATTTTATCAGGATGAAGTGAATATTGCTGGTTTTTATAATGCCGAAGTAACTCGGTATGAGAAGTATACGGGGGAAGATAAGACAAGTATCACCGTTTCATTTGTTTCGAAGACTGTGATTACTCCCGATATTGGCGTGTCTTATCTAGCCGGTCTTCTTCTTACCGACGAGCAGGCTGTTGCTGCGCCGTTCTTGTTTGATGAGTGGGATCCCGATGGCGTGAGTTACACGGCGGAGGTGAGCAAGGTAACGTATAACGACCTGCTCTATAAGTGCCTTCAGAGCCACGTTTCTCAGGCTTCTTGGAATCCCGCAGACGCGGTTTCTCTGTGGGTTCGCATCGACGATCCGGCTATCGAGTGGCCGGAGTGGCGGCAGCCCGCGGGTGCTCACGACGCCTATCCTATTGGCGCTAAGGTGAGTCATAATAACAAGCATTGGGTTTCTAATGTTGACAATAACGTGTGGGAGCCCGGTGTTTACGGTTGGAATGAGCAGATTGAGGAGAGCAATTAAGATTTCAAAATGGAAGGGAGAATGAGCCATGCCCATGCAGACTAACGGTACTAACTACAACACTCCTGGGTTTAATCCGTATACGCCAAACTTTTACCCGACGTACACGTATCCTCAATTTCAGCCTATGCAGACGTATAATTCCCCGTCAAATCATCCGGTTAACCGGAGCATCTTCGGACGTATCGTTACTTCTGAAAACGATATTACCCCGAATGAAGTGCCTATGGACGGAACGGTAAGTCTCTTCCCTTTGGCTGATTACTCGAAGATATTCGCAAAGCAGTGGAATCCCGACGGAACAATCAAAACTACGGTCTTTGTGATGGAGGTTCCTCAGGAGGAGTCTTCCCGAACCCCAACCTTTGAGGAAGAGGTTTTTCGTAGGTTCGACTCCATCGAGAAGAAGCTGAACAACCGCGGGGGAAAGTACCATAAGTCGTATAACAACAATGGAAATTCCCAGAACAAGGATGTGAGTTCCGATGTTTGATATTAGGTCGATGGCTCTTTCTCTTATCTCAAGAAATCCGGCAATCGCTAGCAATCCTCAAGCTCAAAACCTTATCGGTGTTATTCAAAATGGAGATTCGAAGAAGGGCGAGGAGATTGCCCGTAATCTTTGCAATACATACGGCGTTACTCCCGAGCAGGCATTTACGCAGGCTAAGAACTTCTTCGGATTTCCAAATTAACGTCCAGACTATGTTCTAAGGAGACAACATGTTTGGTGGTTCTTCTGCTCCCAGTATTGCTGATATTGCTGCCGTTACTGGTGGTAATAATGGTGGCTGGAACAACGGTTGGGGTGGAGATGGTTGGTGGGTGCTCATCATCCTCTTTGCTCTGTTCGGTGGTTGGGGCCGTGGCGGCGCCTTCGGTGGCAACGGTGGTGGCTGCGGTTGCGATGGTGCTTGTGCCACTGTCGGTGATATTCAGCGCGGGTTCGATAACCAGGGGGTTACCAACAAGCTGAACGGTCTTGAGCAGGGTCTTTCTCAGCTTGGTTACGCTGATCAGGGCCAGTTTAACAACATCACGAACGGCCTGTGTCAGCTCGGTTATCAGACCCAGGCAGCGGTTAATGATGTTTCTCGTCAGCTTGCCGATTGCTGCTGTGATACTCGTGAGGCCATTCAGGGCGTTAACTACAACATCGCCCAGGGGTTTGCTAACCAGGGTTATCAGCTTCAGCAGTGTTGCTGTGATCTTAAGCAGTCTATTGCGGACAACACTCGGGCTATCACCGATCAGCTGAACCAGTTCCGCATGGAGGATAAGAACGACACCATCGCTGAGCTTAGGTCTCAGGTTCAGGCTCTCAATCTTGCTCAGTCTCAGGCAAATCAGAACACGTATCTTATCAACACCCTTCGTCCGTGCCCCGTTCCTGCGTATCAGACCTGTAATCCGTGGGGCGCTTCGACGTATGGCAGCTGCTGCGGCGTTAACTCGGGCTGCTGCTAAGTAATCTTATAGGAGAGGGTCTTATATTTTGGGCCCTCTCCAAATCGAAGGAGGTATAATATGATCGAGCTGTCTAATACTGCTGCTCAGACCATTGCTCCAGGGCAGTCCATTACCTTCGATACCGTTATTCTTAAGACTGGTTGCGCCGAGACGCATCGGACCAATAGCGGAATCGTTACCCTTCGAGCAAAGTGTGGATTGTACGAGGTTCGTTTTTCTGCAAATATTAGTGGTACTGCTGCTGGGCCCGTTCAGCTTGCTATTGAACTTGATGGTGAGCCGATCGCGGAGACCACTATGATTTCTACGGTTACTACCGCTGGTGATCCGAATAATGTTTCAGCCGATACGTTCATTAGGACCGATTGCGGGTGCTGTGGTCGTGTTACAGTTGTTAACACGGGTACCGCAGACGTTGTCGTCAGTCCGAATCCGGCGTTCCTCGTGAAGCGAATCGCTTAAAGGAGGATCATCATGCACAAGTCTACCGAGAAGTATAATGATATTTGCACGCTTAAGCATAATATGCTTCATTATGTTATGGGCGAGACCGAGAAGGGGTTTGAGGGCGATCCTGCAAAGGTTCAGGTTCTCAAGGCATATGTCGAGATGATCAAGTGCCTCGCCGAGGCGGAGAAGGAATGCCAGGAAGCTGATTACTACGAGTCGGTTGTTGATGCGATGGAGAACTCGGATATGGGCTATCCTACTCGCATGGGGTATAACCCTAACCGGAATCGTAAGGGTCAGTATTCCGACGGTCGAGGCCGTAATCGCGGTTCTCGAACGGGAGACGACTCGTCTTCTTGGGGCGATTCGGATTCGGGAAACTCTCGTATGGGTTATACCCCCGATCCATATTCTCGTATGATGATGGACGAGGATGACTGGGACGACGATATCGAGGACGACCGACGTTATGGTAAGTCCTTTAGTCGTTTTAGAAAGGCCAAGCGCCATTACACTGAGTCTCATTCGGAGAAGGACAGAATGAAGATGGAAGAGCGTGCCAACGAGGCGGTTATGGAGTCCATGACTACGCTCCGCGAGATTTGGGCAAACGCCGATCCTGAGCTTAGAAAGCGTATGAAGACCGATCTTGCGTCGCTCACAGCTTCTCTGAATGCGTGATATTTATGGTCAGATTTACCATGAATGGGTATTCATGGCGAGTCTGCTACGTAAATCCTCATGATCCCATACTCGTGGATCGCACTGGAGTTTTAACGGTCGCTACTACAGATCCTGGTACTTTGAGCGTTTATATTTCTAATGCTCTTACCGGCAGTTTTAAGACGAGAGTTGTGATCCACGAGTTGGGGCACTGCGCTCTTTTTAGCTTCAATCTATTGGATGATATTCACCGAGTTGTTCCACAAAAATACTGGATCGAAGCGGAAGAGTGGGTATGTAATTTTATAGCAGACTATGGTCAGGCCATATTTGATGCCGGATACTCAGTTCTGCACGAAAATACCCTATATGAGGTTCCCAAAGAAATTGAGAAACTCATAGCCTGAGTCCCCCACGAGGAGGTGATAATGTGCCTGGTTTTGACGCTTTTGGCTGGGGAGAGCTATTTAGTATGATAGCGGTTATCATCTCCTTTGCTACGATATGCGTGTCACTATTCGGAAAGTCGACGCAAAACACCAGAAACGAACAGCGAATGTTTGACAAGCTGGATTCGCTTGGAAATATTTCAGACGAGATCAAAAGTGACGTACGTACCGTCTCAAAGCAGGTCAGTTCGTATGGTGTTAGACTTGGAAGGGCCGAGACTGATATTCAAGCGCTAAAAGATCGAGTTGACCGAATTGAGTCAAAGTGCGACGATCGTTTTATGACGCTACACGATTTACGTGAGCTTGGCGGTACCGATTAGGAGGTTGATATTTATGGCTTCTGTTCCTGAGAGGGCTGCTCAAATTATGGAGCACCTTTGCTCTCATTCTCAGCACGGATATTCTCAGCCGAACAGGCAGGGAGTTGGCACAGGCGGTTCTCCGTCGGAGACGATTACCCTGTCAGACGGTTCTCAGTTCAAGATTGCTTATGGTGACAGGGACTGCTCGTCTGCTGCAATCGAGTGTTATTATGTCCAAGGCATTAATTGCGGTGGGGCGTCATACACCGGAAACATGAAGTCCTGCATGGTTGCATCTGGTAACTTCGAGGCGCTTCCTGCTTCCATTTGGCGGAACCCTCAGCGAGGCGATCTTCTTCTCAATTCCGGTAAGCATGTCGCGATGGCCCTCGGAAACGGCAAGCTCGGCGAGTTTCTCCGTAGCGAGAATCATACTATTCATGGTTCTGTTGGTGACCAGGATGGCGGAGAGTCTGTCGTTAGGGCTCTTTATAACGATGACTGGGATTGTGTGCTTCGCTATATTGGCCCGAATGCGTCTGATTCATCTTCTTCCGGAGAGGAGTCTAACGTGAGTGGAACGTTTGGTGGCCGTTACCAGTGCCAGAGCGACGGCGTTAACATTCGTTGTGCTCCGAGTACGAGTGCTGAGATCGACGAGGGTGCTAAGTACAATCATGGTGACACGGTTATCCTCGATGACTGGACTTATGTTGCTGACGGGTATTACTGGGGTAGGTATCATACGGCTTCCGGTAAGACGCGCTATCTTGCTATCGGCGAGGTTACTCCGACCCTGTTTAAGAAGGTTGAGGAGTCTCGATATAACATTCGTGTAACCACCGATGCCCTCAACGTTCGCAAGGGTCCCGGAACCAACTATGGCATTACGACGACGATCCGAGATCGTGGCGTTTATACCATCGTTTCCGAGTCTGCCGGCTCCGGGGCTTCCAAGTGGGGTAAGCTCGTTAGCGGTGCTGGTTGGATCTCTCTTGATTATGTCGAGCGGGTTTAAGGAGTGATATTTATGGACGAGTCTAAGAAGCAGACTCTCATGGCGTTTGTTCGCCTTCTTTGCATGATAATTACGACTGGCCTTGCCATGTTCGGTATTACGGTCGACGCGGATGCGCTTTTTGTCGGTGCGATGATTATTCTTGCTCTTGTGGCTTATATTTGGGCTTGGTGGAAGAACAATAATGTCACTACGGCCGCAACCGAGGCTCAGAAGTATCTTGACGAGCTTAAGATTGGTGTTAAGCCCGAGAACAAGTCCGTCGGCTAATCGCGATATTTTCAGTTTCCTTTATGAGTAGGTAAATAACTTATAAAGGAGGATCGTATGAACGCTGTTCAGGAATACGTCGCTAGTCTCGAGGAACTGGTTGAGTCTCAGAGAACGGCGCTAGAGCAGTATCGCAAGCTTGATGAACACCAGAGGGCTGAAATCAAACTATGCGAGACGCTTATCGCCACATACAAAGAGATGATATGCCGTCTCATCAAAGGGCGAATTTCTGAAGAAACGAAAAGAAAAATGCTGAATAAGTTTCGAGGCTAACTCGTAAAGAGGGGTTCGTGATATTTTCACGGGCCCTTCTTTTTGTCCTTCGCGAATTAAACAGTCTCTCTTATGAGGTTATACACCGAGAAAGGAGCTGTTATGGGTTCAAAAGACGGATTGAAAGAGCTTGAAAAGGATCTTAAAATTGCGCTTGCATTCAAAGATATGCTTACAAAGAGAAAAGACCGTATTCGTGCAAGACTTAGGTATTTGATGGAAGAAGGAACAGATGAGCCTTCTGTACGAGAAGACAAAGGGTTTGTTGACGAATTCTCTAATCTTATAAGTGAATCGCGATGGACTAGCGAACGCTTGGATCTTGCAGAACAAGCGATTAAAGAAATTCACAAAAGAATGGACGCAGTTCTAACAAAAAGTAAGTAACCTCAGAAGAGCTCTTGATATTTTCAAGGGCTCTTTCTTTTTCGCGAATTAAACAGTCTCTCTTATGAGAGAATAATCTCTCCTAAGAGAAAGGAATGGAAATGAAGTTTGCCAAGTTCTACATCGTGACGTTTGAGGAGCGTATGCGAATCGGGCGTGAGTACGAGTGGGTTGAGGGCTCTCGTGTCTACGAGGATCTTGAGGCGGTTAGGGACTTCCTCAAGGAGATGTACGAAGTCAACGAGGGCAACTTCCGTCACGCTCACGTCTGGAACGGCGTTGAGATTTCGCACGAGGTGGTTGTCGAGGTCAAGTTCGATGAGGATCTCAAGGATTGGTAATTCTCTAAAGAGTTGAGGGTTTCATGCCCTCTTCTCTTTCGCGATATTTTCAAAGTGCTTTATGAACGGCAATGTCTGTGCTAGAAGGGAGAACAAAATGCGTAGAAAAGACATTGACACGATGCGTGAGGTTAGGCTTTGGATCAGAGATCTCATCATACCCATCGGTACGGGTGCGATATTTCTCTGGGCGAACCCCGACACCAGAAACGTTATTGTCAATGGTTTTAACAACGCAAAGAACACTGTTGTAGACGCGGTCCAGTCGTTCACAAAGAAGGAGGAATCTATAAACTGATATTTTTAGAGGATCTGTTTTCAGGTCCTCTTTCTTTTTCGAAATCCAAAATTTTCCCGGGTGGAATTTTTGAGAAAACAATTTGGAGGAACTATGAGCATCGAGCAGCTTATTACAATCGCGGCTATATTTCTGATTGGCCTTGGTTTCTTTTTGATCGGGTATGCATCTGGTATCAAATCACAAAAAACTCGAGATGAGAATTATATTAAGAAAGCTCTACCTAAAACTGTAGGAACACTTCTCATCGAGACGACCGATCCCGACGGTCCGTATTTGTTCGTCGACCTCAATGTTCCGGTTGATGAGGTCGGTTCGCACAAAAAGGTCTCTATGAATGTTCAAACCAACGGGCCTGATATTTCGCGAGATTAACATTCCCCTTTATGGATGGTCGTCAAACTAATAGAAGGGAGCGTTATGGACGACATTTCAGAAGCGTTGGATCAACAGATTAGCAATGATTTAGCTAAGATGGCAGAACATGACCCAGGAAGTGAGGAACGCAAGAAGATACAAAATCAAGTTTCTGAATTGTACAAGCTTAGAATTGAAGAGCGAAAGCATGAGGCTGAGATCGAGTCTCAGAATTGGGCTCGAGGCGTTAAGCTTGCACTTGAGGCAGCTGGATTGGTTGTACCAAATGGCGTTTTGGTATGGAGCGTGGTCAAATGTTTGAAGTTCGAATCTGAAGGAATTGTAAAGGCTGGTGTTACCAGACGAGTTCTGAATATGGTCAAGCCAGGAAGACTCTTGAAGCTAATTAGACTGTAGCCATCCATAAGAGGGGTTCGTGATATTTTCACGGGCCCTTCTTTTTTTT